CATACATATAAAGATCAAAGTGTTGCAAGTAGCAAAATCTGGGATTTAATTTTATATTTGTATGAGCAAAGCAAAGTAAATGGAAAAAATTGATATTAAGTTAGTTAAAGAAAATACTAATAATCCTCGATATATTAGTGCAAGTAAATTTAAAAAATTAGTTAATTCTATTAAGGAATTTCCTGAAATGTTAGATAAAAGACCTATTGTTGTAGATGAAAATATGATTGTATTAGGTGGGAATATGAGGTTAAAAGCATGTAAAGCTGCTGGATTAAAAGAAATTCCAATTAGTATTGCTGATGATTGGAGTGAAGAAAAGAAAAAAGAATTTATAATTAAAGATAACATTGGCTATGGTGAATGGGAATGGGATATAATTGCAAATGATTATGATTTAGAGGTTTTAGAAAATTGGGGTTTAGATGTACCTATTGATGATCAGATTGATGATCTAGAAGATGATGATGAAATTGAATTACCTCAATCGGTTCAATTAGAACCACCAAAAGAATATATTTTAATAATGGCAGAACCTAATTCAGTAGATTGGGAAGATCTTAAAGAAACTTTAAAGCTAAAGATGGTTAGAAGGGGTGGATATAAAAAGGGATCTGCTTTTGATTCGGTAGCAATAGAAAGGGTTATATGGTGGTCAGATTTTAAAAAAAGATATGTTAATAGCAGTACCAAGTAAAGGGAGGGCAGGTTTAACCTCCACAGATAAAATATTAAAAGAATCAGCAGTTTTTTTTATTCCTGAATCTGAATACCATCAATATAAAGGCATTGTAAAAAATATAGAATGTGTGCCGAAAGATGTTCAGGGAATTACAAAAACCAGAAATTGGATCTTAAAAAATACTAGTGAAAAAAATGTGGTCATGATTGATGATGATGTAGTAAATCAGGGATACAATTTTTTAGATACAAGAAGAACAAAAAAAATTCAGATCAAAGAAGAAGGATTTTGGATTGAAGAATTTTTAAAGTATTTTGATATAACTGAGCAAATGGGTTATAAAATATGGGGAACTAGAACAGAAAGTTCACCGAGGGGATCCTATCCATATAAACCTATATTAACCAGAACGTATGTAACTGCTTCATTAATGGGTATTATAAATGATGGCGAATATCTGTTTGATGAAAACTTTCCTGTTAAAGAAGATTATGAAATATGTTTAAGGCATATAAAAGATAAGGGGGGTATATTAGGAATTAGATATTTGCATTGGGAAAATAACCATTGGGTTAAAGATGGAGGATGCAAAGATTATAGAACAATCGAAATGGAAAAATCATGTATTAAAAAGCTTATTAGGTTATATCCAAACATGATTTCAAAGGTTTCAAGGAAAGCGAATCAATTTACAATTCAATTAAATATTTAAAATATTTTTATTTTTTTAAAAAAAACTTTGTTATTTAAAATATTCTTTTTATATTTGAAGTATAATAATCAAATAAAAAAAAGTTATGAATGCAATTAAAGTTGAAAAAAGTTTAAAAATTAGAAAAATAGAAAAAAACTGGACAACTCTTACTAGAGTTGAAAATGGATCTTTTAATATTCCATTTGAAAGAAAAACAGAATTTGAATATGTTTCAAATAAAGTTAATTTTAATAACCTTAATGGTTTTCAAAAAGTAGCTATTGAAAGTTTAACTACAATGATTTTAAAATCTGATGCAAGTGCATTTGATCACATTTACCCTGATGGAGAAAAAAATGAGCTTTGCTATTTAGTTTCACATCAAAACAAAACTTATTTAGTTAATAATGAAGGTTTCAATTATTCTAGATATTTAATCGAATTAATAAATTACTAATATGAAAGCAGAATTTGAGGTGTTCGGTTATAGTGTAGATTACAGAGTCAATGGTAAATTCATTGGCTCTTTAAAAATAGATTCACCAGACAGAGATAATGTCGGTTATCATGGAAGAAGATTAGAAGTTCTAAATGAAGATCTAAAAATAGGTAAAAAAACTATAAAAAAAGGTACAGAAGTTTTAACAGAAATGTTTCCTTTGTGTGGGAGAATCAAAGGTTCTTATAAAGATCAAATAAATATATTGTTTAATTCAAGAATAAATTATAATGGCTAAAGAGTTTTTTGTACATAGAATAATAAGTATGCATCAATCAGATGGAGTTGTACATATTGAAGCAGAAGTTGATTCATGGGAAGGAGAAGTTAATGTAATACATCTTGAATGGAATGCAAGTGGATTATTAGATGATATTCCTTCTTTATATGAGTTTGCAGATAAAGCAGAAAAAGGGTGGTTAAAACATAGAAAGCAAAAATATATTGAATTTAAAAAGAAAATAAATAAATAAATTGAAAAAATATTTTGTTTTTTAAAAAATATTTGTATATTTAAATATAATTACAACGAAGTAATTATTTAAAAAAAACAAACAATATGAATAATTTAGAAAAAACAAAAACAGTTGAAGAAGTAACTGAAACATTTAGTAACACATTTTTAATTAGTGTTGCAGTTGGTCAAAAAGAAAGAGAATCTCTAATCGTAGTTTTACAAAACATTATTAGAGCAGTAGATGCTAGAGATCATTTGAGAAATATGGGCATTCAAGCAATGTCAGTTCAAAGATTAGAAAAAATTGATTACCAAGATCAATGGTTTAGTTAATTTAAAAAATAAAAACAACTATTGGAAAGCTTGTTTTTGAGTGCAGATCCGACTACAGTGATTCACAGTTTAGGATTTGTACTTTTTTTTTGTTTAATTTTGTGGCATGGAAAAACGACAAAATGCGACACTTAAAAAAAAGGCGATGATTGAAGCATTGGAAAAAACTATGGGAATAGTTTCGCCAGCTTGTAAGTTAGTTGATATACATAGGGCGACACATTATAGATGGTTAAATGAAGATCCTGAATATAAAAAAGAGGTTATGGATATTGAGAATGTTGCTTTGGATTTTGCTGAAAGTAAATTAGTTGAAAATATTAGGGATAAAAAAGAATCATCAATATTTTTCTATTTAAAAACAAAAGGGAAAAAAAGAGGGTTTGTTGAACGACAGGAGATCCAACATGACACTAGCATAAGCAGTAAATTAATTGAATGGACACCAGCGAAGGACAAAGAAGAATAAAAGAGTTTTGTAATAAACAATTTTATGAAGCAGTAAATTCAGCTCAAAGATTAAGAATATTTCAGGGGGGTACTAGATCAGGCAAATCATGGAGTTTGCAACAATATTGCTTGTATCTTATGACAATTACAAAAGATCCAATTACTATTTCAATAGTTAGAAAAACGCTACCAGCGTTAAAAAGATCAGTTATAAGAGATTTTCTACACATATCAAAAAACTTAGGTATATATTGGCAAGGGGTACATAATAGATCAGAAAATATATTTGAATATAATGGGCATACTTTAGAATTTTTTAGTGCAGATGATGCTCAAAAGATTAGGGGTTCTGCTAGGGATATCTTATGGCTGAATGAAGGAAATGAATTATTATATGAAGATTTTAGGCAGTTGGCTATGAGAACTAGAGGGCATATTTTAATTGATTTTAACCCTTCAGATCCCATACATTGGATATATGATTTAATGGATAGAAATGATGCAGATACTTTTATTTCAACTTATAAAGACAATAAATTTCTTCCTGAAGAATTAATAAATGAAATTGAAAGAATTAAGGAAAAAGATCCTGATTATTGGAGGGTTTATGGTGAAGGACAAAGAGCAGTATTTAGTCAAAGACAAATATTTATGAATTGGGAATACATACCCTGGTCAGAGTTCCCAGAGTTTGATGATACAATTGTTGGCATTGATTTTGGATACTCTCAGGATGTTGCAGCAGTTTGTGAGGTCGGTAAGGTTGGCGATAAATTATTTGTGCATGAATGGTTATATAAAAAAGGAATGACCAACAGGGATCTCGCAGAGTTTTTAAAAGACAATAATTTAAATGAAAAATTAACTTTTTGTGACTCAGCAGAACCAAAGAGCATTGAAGAATTAAAGCAAATGAATGTTTGGGCAAAGCCATCAATTAAAGGGCAAGGATCAGTAAATGCAGGTATTTCATTATTAAAAGAGTTTGATATAATAGTTTCAAATGAATCTATTAATTTTAGAAAAGAACAACAAAGTTATTTATGGGAAGAATTAAAGGATGGTACAATTATTAATAAACCAGTTGATAAAATGAACCATTTGATGGATTCCCTGCGTTATTGTGTTTATTCTAAATATAAAAATAGAAATGATTTTTTTGTAGTATAATAAAAGAATTTAATATTTTGTATTTTTACAGAAAATTTTATTTTAATGGCATCATTCTTTGACAGATTCAAAAATCTTATAGTTAAAAACTCACAACAGATAGCAAAAGAATATAACCAAGCTATTTATAATTTTCTAGGACAATCAGTTGTTTGGAATCCTGAGAATGATGAAAATTATATTAATGAAGGTTATAGAAAAAATGCAACAGTTTATTCAATTATTAATTTAATAGCAAAATCGGCATCTAGTGTGCCTTTGTGTGTTTATGAAAAAGTAAATGATAATGAATTAAAAAGATATAAAGCTATGACATCTGGGATGTTAGATCCTACAATAATGCACAAAGCTAATATGATTAGGAAACATGCTTTAGTTGAATTAGAGCATACTAAATTGCATGAATTATTAGATCGACCTAATCCAGCACAAAGCTATGCAAGTTGGATTAGTGAATTAGTTGCTTTTGGTAAACTAACAGGTAACAGATATATCTATGGGATAGCACCTGAAAGTGGTGATAATATTGGAAAGTATAAAGAGCTTTATGTAATGCCTTCGCAAATTATGGAGGTTGTAAGTGGTGGTATTTTAGAACCTGTTAAATCATATAGAGTTGAATATAATTCAGAACAAAGAGATATACCAGCAGATCAAATATGCCATATAAAAGATTTTCAGCCACATTATGATGGATCTGGTTCACACTTATATGGGCAATCGCCATTGAAAGCAGGATTTAGAGCTATGACAACAAATAATGAAGCTGCTCAAACTGGTGTTCGATATTTACAAAATCAAATGGCTAGAGGTGTTTTAATGAGTGAAGAAGGGGATTTAAATGAAGTTCAAGCTCAACAATTAAAAGATAAATTTAGATCTAACTATCAATCTAGTAACAATGCTGGTGATGTCATAATAACTCCAAAAAAATTATCATGGGTTAACTTTGGATTATCTGCATCAGATTTATCATTGATCGAGCAATACAATGCATCTGTGAAAGATCTTTGTAATATATTTAATGTACCAGTACAATTATTAAATAATACTGAAACATCAACATATAACAACCAAAAGAGTGCTAAAGCTGCTTTATATCAACATGCAGTAATGCCTGAATTATATAAAATTAGAGATGAATTAAATAGATGGTTAGCACCTAAATTTGGTGATAAAATATATTTAGATTTTGATTTTTCTGTTATTCCTGAATTACAGGAGGATATGGAAAAAGTAGTTACTCAAATGTCGCAGGCATGGTGGATTACTCCAAATGAAAAAAGAGCAGCGATGAGTTATGCAGAAGAAGAAAATGATGCTATGAATGATATATATGTGCCAGCAAATTTATTACCTATTGGTGGTGAGGATGTAGAAATGCCTGATCCACAACCTTCAAAAATAGATGATGAAGAAGATGATATTGAAAAAATGTTATCAAATTATATTACACAAAAAGATAAAATAAGAGGTTTTGAAGATGCTTATACAACACAGGAAGAAGCAGAAGATCGTGCAAAAGAATTGGGTGGTTCAGGTTATCACACACATGATTATGATGGGCAAACAATATATATGCCTTTTAAAACTCATGAAGAATATGAAGAAGCTGTAAGAAATAATAAGCAAGTTTCTGGTAGTGTAGAAAAAGGATTAAAAAAAAAAGTAGAAGACCACAATAAATCGGTTTCAGTTAGTTATAAAAAAACATCCTTAGGTACTTTAAAAAAAGTATTTAAAAGGGGTGTTGGTGCATATAACACTAATCCTTCAAGTGTGCGACCTAGTGTCAGTAATGCTGATCAATGGGCGTATGCTAGAGTCAATAGCTTTCTTTATGCTTTAAAAAATGAACGATTTAGAGGTGGCAAACATGATACAGATTTATTTCCATCTGGGCATAAATTAAGCTCAAAAAATGAGAAGAAAGCTGAAGGATTTTCTGATTATCCACAAAGTGCTACTAATAATGCTAAAAGAATGATTGAATGGAGAGAAAAATATGGAAGGGATGAAGTCAAAGGTGGCACATCTGTTGGATGGCAAAGAGCATCGAGTTTGTCAAAAAGGGAAAAACTCACAGCAGAAACAGTTGGAAGAATGGCTGCTTTTAATAGACATAGAAAAAATGCAACAGTAGATCCAAAGTTTCAAGACACACCATGGAAAGACAATGGCTATGTAGCATGGAATTTATGGGGTGGCACAAGTGGTGTTAATTGGGCAATAAAAAAAATGGAACAGATTAGAAACAATGATTAATGCTTTCAAAAAAAATTACAGATAAATGGAGGAATGATTATGATAAACAATTGTCATTAGCAGAAAAAAAATTAGTTCCTCAAGTTGCTAAATATTATAGAGAAGAATATTTTAAGGGAGTCGATATTTTTATCAAAACTGAAAATATAGATTATATCACTTTATTTAAATATGATGATTTTCAAAAAGTATATCTAAACATATATAATCATACTTGCATGAGGTTTGCATTTTGGTATTTTAGAAATTCAGATAAATATGAAGAAAAAAAAACTGCTAATGATTATACAGAAACATGGAGAACTGCTTTTAATCATTATGCTGGAAGAATGGCTGCTCAAAATGTTACTTTAGTGAGTGGCACAGCAAAGAAAACTTTAATGAGTGTAATACAGAAATTATATAGAGATCCTGATTTTGTATCCAAAGGAGCAGATGAAAGAGCAAGAATACTTAGAAGCAAATTTAGACAATATTCAAGGGTACAGGCATTAAGATTAGTTAGGACAGAATCATTAAGAGGTGCAAGTTATGGAGTCGAACAAAGTGCTTTGCAAGTATATGCAGG